TATTGTCTGCAATGACACTGAGAACATACCAAATACTGTCCATCATGTAATAACCTGTCATCATTACACGATACACATCTATCGGTACTTAGGTTTAGGCTTTCTTTATCGTTTTCCATGCGTAATGTAAAGCCTGAACCGTTTCTTATTTCAATAAATCCCATTATTCCTCCTTTCCTTGTGGAAAGAACCATGCGCCCGTTGAATCTTGTTTGGCCCACACGGCATGCTCTTTAATACGATCTAAACATAAATACCCGTAGTACGGTTTCCCGTTAGTTTTAGATACCCCTGTTACTAAGTTATTACCTTTAGCGCAGCATGCTGGTGGTGCTTTAGGTGGTGTCACACTTGCAGCTTTAACCCAGTCCTCATTACTGATAGGCAAAGGATCTGTGCGATCTACTGAGAAGCTTTGTGCTACAGCTTGTTTTTCTTTAACTCTAACCATCTCTTCTCGACTAGGTCCATTCTTTTCAGTACCGATATTAGCCACTTTAAAAGCAACTCCTCGAGCCGAAGTCGCACAATTTTCAAGCGCAAAGTCACGATTAACCCCACGATCTGATATGACTTCTTTCGCCTCACCTGTTGCGAATGGTTTTTCGTCAGCGTTGTCCCTAAATAATTCACAAACAACAATGACTCTAGTGTCTGACTCCGAGACAATCCTCGTTCGTACTGCTCCATTTGGGTACCTTTCCCAGAATATATTTGATCTTTCTTGCACTGTGGTGTAATCATCTAAGTTAAATGCCATTAGTCTTTCCAATCGTCTGAATTGTCGATCTCTGCATCGTAGACTGTCTTGTAAAGTGCGGTGTATGCAGCAATGTCGATAAGACTGTCGAGGTGACCAGGTGATTCTTGCAAACGACTGATCTTTTGTAAGATATTGATAATACATATGTCGTGTGGCATGAGTGGGTAATCAATATACGAACTGACAAGCTTTGAAATCCGTTCCATGTTGTGAAGCGGATGTCCGTAAACTGTGCCGCGCTCGTGGATGAGTTTAGTTGCGGTTGCAAAGAACGCCTCAGTTGTTGTCGGCATTAGTTTTGCTATCGCTTATACGTCTGTGCATGTCATAGCCGTCTTTACGGCCTTTCCAATAACCTGACTGAAATGCATTATCTTTAATTGTTTCATAAACGCCCCAAGCAATTAAATAACCCAATATGCTATAAAGCACTAACCATGGTGCGGTTGTCTCTATCATGCGTTCACCAGCGTTTTGCGTAGGTGGCATGGACTAGCGTAATTGGTCAGCATTACCCAATCGCCTGTGCCTTCATCGCTGTGTATGGCGTAGTTCTTACCCAATGAACTTATAAAACCCTCAGCCATTTTAAGTGCTGCATAATTATCAAACCAATATGCATATTTCCAACTAAACAATGGGCTTGGATCAAAGCGATCTGCTTGCTTTTGCCAATCTTGATTTACCCATTCCATCGAGTTAGTCCACAGCTGTTCAAAATCAGCTGCTTTCAAGTCAATCTGTATTTTCATTTGTAGCCCTTCTATGCTCACGCTTTGTGGCATAGCAATAGTGTCGCACGTGTGTACGACTTTGTGGATGATTTGTTAACTATTTTTGATAACGATTTGATAACGTTATTTGTAGAGTTTACCCTCAAAAATGAAGCTACCGTCTGAGTTAATCGGTACTGTGATAACCGACACTTTACGTTCGTGAACATAGGCAACGGCAAAGCCTTGCTGCCAGTTTGCATAGCCTCTAGTATACGCCATGCCTGAACTACTTAGATCGACCAAATTGCCGACTTCATAGCCCCATACAGTACGCCCTAATTGGCCCCTAGAAGCTTCTGTAAAGGCCGCGGAGCCTAATCTATGGGTATGCCCACACACTACGCTTTTTCCTAGCCTTCTAGCCCCATTTAAGGCCGTTTGTCCAGGAATTTGGCTAAGAGGGAAAGAGTCTCCATGAACCGCTGTCCATCCTGATGCCCAGTCAAGTCCGTAAGGGTGGAATTTGATCTGCAATTTATCATATCCCATAAAACGTTCATACTGCATTTCGGGTAAATTGAGGAATGAGGGAAGTCTTTTCTTGATTGATCTGTAAAGTCTGATTCCATGATTGCTCCCTAGTACGTCTGTTACTCCTAAGTAACTTAATACTTCTTGAGTCTGTGTCCTATCATCATTTATGTTGCCCACCATTTCATCAATAGTTCCTGCATTAAAACCGCCCAATTGTGGTAAATCAATTTCATCACCAATACAAATAGTCCGATGAGGTTTCCATTTACCTAGAAAACGTCCTACGGATTTAACACTAGCTTCACTAAAAAAAGGTACTTGCAGGTCAGACACAAACGCTATGCGCTTAATCTTCATCCTCTTCTGGAGTGGGGATAGATGGGATAATGCCGTCTTCGCCTACTACCCAGTCGGGCATAGAGGATGGGCTATCCATTAAATAAAGTGCAACGCTTTCTGAAAATCCAGCTTTACGTGCAGCTCTAAACATTTCATGCTTGGCGATATAAAACACTTCTAATTTAGTTAATGGCTCAGGTGATTTACGCACCACGCGTCTGTTTATCTTCTTACGTTTACGCCTTGTATCAGCCATACTATAATTGTCGCTTAACTATTAAAGAATAAAGATCATCGACACGCTCTTCAAGTCTTGTGCTTTTTTCGTCAATGCGAGAAATGGCATCGTACAAACTTGACCCACTATTAGGTTTAAGTTCTGCTAGGTAAGATTTAATAACCCAGCGTAGACAAACCAATCCACTCGTTACTAATGCGCTTGCGCCAACGGCGATACCAACCCACTCGCTTGGTGTCATGCTTCATCTGCACCGAGGCCATAAGCATCATCGGATTTATCTAAAGCCCTAGCTGCTGGGCCTGCAAGTGCGGCCACTACCACTGATATAATTGGATCTAGTCCTAGCTCATTACTGGCTAAGAATGTTAAGAATGATACAAGCACACCCCTAAAGTATGATTTAAGTATTGCTCTTTGTTTATTGCTTATTTTCATATGTTACCCCCTAGTAGTGGTATATCAAACGGCTTGCTATCTTTATCGCCTAACTTTGTAAAGCTGATATGTATGTGCTTAGTGTGTTTGTTAAAACCTTTGTACTTACGCCACTTGAAATTAAGTATTTTGCTTGCAATCATGCCATTATGAATTACGTAAGATATGCGCTTATCGGTTTTCGCACAGATTCTGATTTGGTCAGCCAAATATACTGAGAGCCCTTCGGATGAATCCAAGCGAGAATCCACATCAATGGCTCTGACACATCCTGCATCTGGATTATGATCCGATTTTCTGGCGGAATGACGAGCATCACCCAGCCACCCATCAGAGGTAGAGCGACGATCTGGGTACCAGGTATCAATTTGATCTCTTAATTGCACACCAGCTGCACATAGCCATGGTTTCATTTGCCACTCTTCCTCAAGATTGTGCTATAAACCTAAAGCCCTTAAATCATCGGTAGTTAAGCCAAGTGCGGCTAACTTACCTTCGGCTGTTGCTTTGGCTTGCGCCTTGGCTTCGGCTTTGGCTTTTTTTTCTGCATCTTCAATTTCTTTTGCTTGGAAAATAGCAATTTCCTCAGGCGTTGCATCTCTTACTAAATCATCAATTTGTATTTTATATGTCATTTTTCTCCTTATGAATTTTGGTAACCATATACACGGATTTTGCCACCAGTGATAGTGCCTGAAGATAAAATTAAAGTAAAAGCCGTGTGTTGAGTATTAGAATTTTCAAACAACGTAGAATTCATACTTGAACTTCCCGATGTATTAAATCCAATTCCAGTTGCAAGAATTTCAGTTCTTTTTGCCAAATTAGGTTGCAAAATATAAATATTAGATGCGCCGCCATTAGTTGCATTGTGATACCCACTAAATACTGAACTTGTGTTGTTGTATCCAATACCATTTACAGTGCTTGAAGTAGGATCCATATAAATAGCATTACCATAATAACCTGTGGTTGTTGAACCTAGTTGTATTGCGCTGCTAGTGGAAGTACTGGCACTGTCGATTTGTAATGTCACTAAATAATTATCATAAGTTGAGCTAAATGCGCCTGTAACTGTTACGGATGATACTGCTGACCCAATAGTAGTGCTACTAATAAAAGTCAAACCACTACCACTTGCAGCAGGTGTTGCCCATTTTAATCCTGTAGCTGCGGTTGAATCTGCTGTAAGAACTGTATCATTTGCACCTACAGTTAATTTAGCGAAAGTATCTGCGCCAGTACCAGCTACTAAATCACCCTTAGCATCAATTGCTGTAGCCATAGAGTTAGTTACGGTTACTGTGCCAGAAGTGCCACCACCTGATATACCTATACCAGCGGTCACCCCCTCAATATCACCTGTTGCACCCGACGCTACCCATGCTGCGCCGTCGTAGTACCATAAAGAGTTAGTGTCTTTAGTAAATGCAAAGTTGCCTTCTGATGGTGATGTAACTGCTGCATCTCTAGCTGCTGTACTTGCAAACACCCAGATGCCTTGCATTAAATAGCCATCGACATCGGCAGCGGTCAGTACCTCGCCTGTCTGAAAATCCTTAAACCCTAAACCTGCAGCCATTTTTACTCCTTAGTAACTTAGGACATTATAGTCTAAAGTGCCATAAATCGTATCATTTAGGATAAATGCGTCTATGACTGGCTCTAATGTCGTGAACGTGGTTTTCCAACTATTCGGTGTTATGTTCATTCTTACACCAAAAATCTGTAATGTTTTCTCTAGGGTAGATCCACCTGGCTGGGTAGTGATTACCTTTATGGGATCAAAAAAATCTAGGTCTAGGGCTGCAATTATGCCTGTATTGTAATTAGCTGTGTAAAGATCTAGAACTATGTTATCTACCCGAATACTTGTTTCGGCTCTACTAGCAACATAGGCACGTGCATAATCTAGGGCTACGGTATCGCTTTGCATTAAAAGATTGTCTAAAAAATAGCTGTGTAAAAAGTATTTATCTATGCTGGCTTGATTTAAGGCTACCTGTGCAGTGCCACCAGCCCTAGTAATTGTGGCTTTATTAAATACCAAGACATCATTAAGAATCCAACTTGCATCAAAATAGGTTATGCCTGTGCCATTATCTGCAAAGATTGTGGGTGTGCCGCCAATAGATCCAGCAGTTACGGCTCTGTCTTGAAATACAAACGAGCCACTAGCATCTACATATAATGCGCCATACTCTGAATTGGCCACAGTAGTTAAAGCTGCTAAGGCTGTGCGGTTAGTGCCTGGGTCTGCCTGCATAGTAGTCAGTCCTGCATCTACATCACGCATAGTCGCTGGCCATGAAATTTGATCTAATATCTCGTTTACACGTGTGCCTGATAAGTCACCTGCAGTAGCACCTGTAACTGTGCTAATTTGTGCATTTTGCGCTAATCTAAATGCGTCTACAGCTTGTATTGTTGTCATGGCTAGATCTTCACCAGAATCATCTGGGTATGTAGTCACATAACTTGTTATGAATCCTGAGAATATAGGATAAGTAACACTGCCATAGGTTGCAGTAATCTGCACCTTCTTCATAGGTGTCAATAAATTAAAATACGGCCCAGTTACATTCTGTGGATTAAAATCGCCATTCTGATCTACTATGCGTAAAGTAAGTGTGCCAGTTTGAAACTCATCAATAAATGCGTTACGACCTCTGTTAGTTTCTATACGATTTACTCGATTAGACACATCTACAATTACAGCTGTTGAATCAGATAATATGTTAGTACCTAATATACCTTCATCTAATATAAAAGCTTGGGCAAAACTAGGGCCAGTGCTAAAGTTAATTACAGCATTTATTACAGGTATTGGCATTACAAGCCGCCAGCAATACCATACGAGATGCCAGACTTTTGGGCTATCTGTAAACTTTCTGCTATTAATGCTGCAAATCTATCGCCAGTTTGTGACACATCTACAGTAATTGTCAAGTCTTTTGACTCACCACGTCTGACAAATGATGGGTCAAATACTGAACCACCTAACGTGCCTTGTGATATATCTGAATAACTTTGACCATAAGATAAAGTCTCAGCGGCCTTAGTAGTGCCACCTGTTAAGCCTTTAGGTAACATGCCAGCGGATAGACCTGCCATGGCTGCTAAAGCTGCCAATAATTGTGCTGTATCGTTTCCTAAATCTTTATTTTCGCCCATTCTAAATCTAGCTGGATCAAACGTGCCTAAAGAATTTGCTGCTTTATTAGCTGCGTCTGCTAATGCCTTAGCTGCGTCTGCCGCTTTCATTTCCTCTAATATCTTTTTAGCCAAAGCATCATTATTGTCTAATATGGCTAACTGGGCTTTAAGACGTAATTTAGTTTCTTCATCGGTTGCAACGTTGAGTGCAGCCGTAAGTCCTATGCGCTCTAAGTCAAACTTGTCTCGTAATTGATCTACGGCAGTTTTCTTTTTTAATGATGCTAGTTCTAAAGCTCTTAATCTGTCTAATTCTTTTTTCTGTCTAATTTCTATTTTAAATTGCTGACTAGATATACGGCCTGCGCTGCGTTGCTGATTAAATGGTAATTGACCAGGTTGTTTATCTAATGAACCTAATTTACTTGTAAGTGAGAATATGTTTGTAGCAGTCAATACATCTAATAATTGTTTAATGCCTGGTGCATTACCTACAGTTTTAATTGCTTTTGCTAATTCACCTATACCACCTACTACATCGGCTATACCTTTAGCAAGGTTAGTCATATCATCGGACAAACTTTCTATACTTTGATCGCTACTTAATGCAGTTAAAGCATCTACTAAACCTTTACCTATGATTTCTTTAGCATCGGCAGAAGCAACTGTAATAAGATCCATCTTGCCTGCAAAAGTACCTAACCTAGCTGCTGCTTGACCTGAAAACTTATCATTTAACTCAGCCATGATTTTATCCATATCGCCAGTCTTAAGCGTGGCTTTGCTTATGCCTGCGCCTAGTCTGCTAAGACCTGCGGTATTGCCTGAGAAGCCCCGTGTTAATGCTGCGCTTACTTCACTCAGTGATCTACCTGTGGCTGCACTCACGTTTAACGCGGTTTCTAAAGCATCTTGACTTTTTGTAATAGATCCAG